TCCGAGCACCAGCGCGGCGAAGGCGATCAGGATCAAGGTCAGCATCCACGGCAGTGCTCGCGCGGTCGAGCCGCTTGTCAAGCCACGCCAGCAGCGCGACGGCCAGCTGTGCGACGATCCGCTCAAGCATCGGCCTTCTTTGAATCCTTGGCGAAGATAAGGCCGAGTCCCGCGAGGATCGCGGCCACGGCCGTCGCCCAATCGACGGTCGGCCAGCTGGCGATGATTCCGCCGACCGCGGTGAGGATCGCGCCGATGCCGGCGAAGGTGGTCTTCTTGTCGTTCATTTCGATTTCCTTTCGAGTTCCGAGATGCGGTGTTCGTACGCGCTCAGCGTCGCGCGCAGCTCGGCCAACATGACCTCGACGCGCGTCAGCTTGGAAACGACAACCAGCGTCGTGGTGACCACGGACGCGATGATGCCAACGGCTCCAGCGAGTACCTCGACGGTCATTGATTCACCAGACAGCGAAGGCGGTCACATTGGTTGCCGAACCACCATTCGAGCGGAACCACATGCGCGACGGATTTGCCCGAATGGTCACCGGACCTGGAGAAGCGAGTGCGATGTATGGCGTGGCTGCCGCCGCAGCGGTGGCATCAGCCGCGTCGAAAACGCAATTGGTGGTCCCGGTGAAAATGACCGTGACATCAACGGCGCCGCCAGACCATGTGGAATCCAACACCTTGAATGCGCCGGTGCTGATGTTGGTAGTCAAATAGGGCAGTTCCTTGCTTGGCATTTTGTTCTCCTATGCGATGCGAAGCGCCACCAGGCCGGTGGCGTTCGCGATGGACTGACTCGAACGGTAGAGGATCGTGCCCGTCTGGGTGAGGTACCCGCCCAGCTGCACGATGGTGGTCGATGCGATGGTCAGCGTGCAGTGCACGGTGACGCTGCCGTACGAACTCGCGCGCGGCGTCGATGCCGTCGATGCGGCGATGTTCGTCAGCAGCGATCCGTTGTACAGGCGCGCGTCGATGTTGCCGGCGTTCGCGGTCGTGATCGCCGTCACGGTGCCGAGCAGCAGGTAGGTGCCGGGGTCGAGCGTCAGCCCGCCGAGCGTGTACCAGGTGTTCGCCGTCGCGGCCTGATCCGCTCCGATGAAGGCGCTCGACGCGCTCAGCGGGAACGACACCGCGAAGTTCGCGCCCTCCGTCACGGTCAAAGACTGCGTCGCCGGCGTGACGGTGACCGCGGTGGTTTGGGGCGTGACGGTGATGTCGGGCATCAGCGGGTGACCTCGGGCGTGATGTAGAACGATCCCTCGAGAATCCGGGTCACCACTCCGCCGCTCTCGTACTCAAGGTCGTACACGCCCGACTGCGGGGCGGTGTAGCCGGCCGTAGTCGCCGCACTGATCGTGACCGTGATGTGCGAGTGGTTCCCCTGGTGGCTGATGACGAGCCCGCCGCCGCCCGTGGTGAGGCTGAACACCGTTGAGGTCGCGGCGTGGTTTGCGCGGCCCTGCATGCGGGCCGAGTAGCCGGTCAGGTCGGTGTCGTTGACCTGCACATCGAAGGTGAAGGTCGCGCCCTGTTCGATGGTGATGTCGTATCGTGCGGCCATTATGGGCATGTCCCGTCGATTGCCTGGGTGTTGACGATCAGATAGATGGAACTGCTGTCCGTGCGCCACCCAGGAACGCAAAGTACATAGGTTCCGTTGGGAATCGCGACCGCGTTGAATCCCGTGGGTAGGTTTGTCTTCATCACGCCGTAACTATATGTTCCGACCGTGGTGCTGTTGGTCAGTTCGCTGATGCTCAGGGCATCGTAACTGCCAGTGTTCACGCTCAGAGCAGGTGCGTAGCTAGCGCCGGTGTCAATGCTCGCCTCTACCACGGTGTACAGATATCGCTTGTCGGATCCGCTGATGAGCGTGGACGATGTCACCTTCATCAGTTTGAACATCACTGGCATGATCTGCGGCAGATCGCGCCTTGAGCGGTCAAGGTCGAACGGTGACCTGGAGAGCTGCTTGTTGGCCTGGATCATGCCCAGTATCCGTCGAGGGTGCGGTCGCGCCAGGCGGTGTCGATGGATGCGCCGACAAGGAAGATGTCGTTGAAGTCAGCCGTCGAGCGCGCAACGCGCTTCCACTTGACCACCGACGGAACGCCGTTCGCAAGCTTCGGATAGCCCTTCTCGTCGGTGTCGCAGACCTGCTCAAGGTGATACCAATCGTCCACCAGGAACTCGAAGATCAGTTCGTAGAACTCCATCCCGTTCCCGGTCTTCTGCACGCTGACACCCTCGCAGATTACCGAGCCGATGGCGAAATTCGCGAATGCTGCGCTGTTGATCTTGTTGATGTACGAAGCCATCTTGTTGGCTACATTTGACATCGGGTCCAACGAAGCGTCGAGCGTCAGCCGCACGCGCATGGCTACCTGCGGCACTTGCTCCGATTTCGCCTGGGTGCCGTTGCTGACGGCAGTGCCGCCGATGTCGGCCGATGCGTTCGTGTTCGAAGGGTTCGTTGTCCACCCGGTGCGGTAGATGTTGGTGGAGCGCGTTCGCGCCACATAGTCGGTTTGCGATGGCAGCACGAATGACAGCGTTTCGCTGGCCACATCGTCCATCCACATCGTTGACCAAACGACGGTGAACCTGATCGCGCGGCCGCCGTTGATCGTTGAATACGAGATCGACCGGCACAGCAGGTAGCGTTCCCAGGTCATCCCGGTCGGGATCGTTGCCGGCGGGTAGGTCGCGTTGATCGTCGGAATCAAGCCAGCAGTCTGGATCGCGACGATTTCGGTGTCCTCATCGATGTACGAGGTGCCACCGTTGCTCACGACGGTGATCGTCTGCACCAGTTCGCGGCTCATACCGAGCTCACCGATGCGGATCTCGACATTGTTGACGGTGCGTGAGTAGGTCGGCATTTACTTCATCGCTCCGTAGATCTTCTCCATGATCATGGAGTTTTTGAGGATCGCGTCCGTGAGCATCGAAATCGGCTGATCCCAACCGACTTCCTCGGTCTGCTGGATACGCTGAACCTCATTCATTCTCCGCTGAATTCGCGCCGCCTCGGCATCCCCGGCAACGGCAAGCTGGGCTTCCAGCTGCGACATCTCGAGCCCCTTGCCTCCAAGGAACGCACCGGCGAATCCGGCGGCCTCGCGTGACCGCTGCTGCCAGTAGCTCGGAATGTCCTGCAGTAGAGAACCTTCGGCACCGCCAGCGGACGCGGCCACGAATGCCTGGCCCATACCACCGGGCAGCTGCTTCGCCTGCTGTTCGATCCGTGCGAGTCGCTCAAGTATGACCGAGTTTGCCGCTACGGTCTGTTCCCCGGTCTGCTTGAACTTGTCGAGCGCATCTGTAGCGCCCTTGCTTGCATCCTCGAATACCTTGCCGAGCCGCGACACCGCTAGAAATGGTGCGGCAATCGCCCCCGCCCCCAATCCGATGCCAGCGAGTGCGCCGCCCTGCGTGCCCAACGCCCCCAGCACACCGCCGAGCGGTCCTGCACCAAGCGCCCCGAGGCTTGGCATGAGCAGCGCCTTGGATTTCGATATCCGCGCGGCACTGGCTGCAATATCGTTTTCAACCTTCTTCATCGCCGGCGCTACCTGGTCGGTCACGACGGTGACGGGAATCTTCAGGTTCGGGATCGCGCTCATGCCGTCCTACCCTTCTGCGTCGATGCGACGGCATCGGCAAGCGATTCTTCCAGGTATACGCGGAGGTACTGCCGGCCAACCGATGCGGCCTTGAACAGGTAGTGCCGCGCGTACTGCGATTGGAACACGCCGCGCCTACCGCGGATGCCTCGCTTCCAACCGCGACCGCCGCCGCCGGTGACGCTCGACCTCGACAGCGTGCGGACCCGTTCCTTGATCGTGCGCGTGTGCGGCTTGCCGTTTCGGTACACCGTGATTTGCTTCGTGGTGAAGTTTCCTTCACCGATGCGGATGTTGCGCGCGCCCTCTGCGCGGCGCTCGGTGTTGCCGGAAACGCCTTTCGGCCATGCGTGCCAGCCGACCTCCATGAAGTGCGATTTCCAACCGACGAACGGCGACAGGCGGCCGAGTCGAGACTCGCGCGGCGTATTGACCTTCTCGGCCTTGACGCCGACGCCCGCCCACACGGCCCGCTTGTAGCTCTTCACCTTGAGCGTGAGCTGCCGCTTGGTGCGTTCGGCATTCTTCCACGCGAAACCCTTGGCGGCCTTGACCACGACGCGGCCCCACTTGCGGAGCGCGTCCTTGGCGACCTTCTTGCGGATGTTGGGCTCCAGCGTCTGCAGCGACTTCTCAAGCGCCTTGAGGCTTGCCGGGTCGATCTGGACGGCCATGTAGCCCGCGCCCCGCTGGGTCGTTCGACCTGGCGAGCTTCGCAAGTTTGCCGCGGATGCCTGTCCAGTCGGGAATTTCAAGCGAGGCATTGATGATCGCCACGGGGATTCGGTCAAGATCGGTGCTCATCCACTTCAAGGCGCAGCGGAGCACCACGCGCTGCGCCTCTGTCAGTCCCGGCCTTCCTCGTAGAGGACCTCGCACGCACGGCCGATCAGCTGCACCATCACGGCATCGGCTCCGGCGACCTCGTCGGCGCTGGCGAACACAGGCCGGCCGTTCTCGACCAGGTGGCGGAACACAAGCCAGAGGTACAGCCGATCCGGCTGCGTCCTCGAGACTTCGAGCGCCTCCATGAGGTCGAGTGCGCTGGGCCGGCGCAATGTGACTACATGGCCGCGGATCTCGACCGTCTTTTCGGTGAGTGCCAGTGCGTCGCGGATGCTCATTAGGAGGTATGGGTGATCGTCACCGTGCCGGTGAATTGGAGCGTAAATGTGGCGCGAACGACATCACCGACGCGCGACGGAACATCGTAACCCGTCACATGCGCGTAACCGCTGATGGATTCGCCGGTCTCAAGCAGGAGTCGATACATCCTCGCGCTCGCTGGCGGGGAGTTGGCATCATCTGCAAGCTGCTTGTGAGTCGTTTCGTCGAGGTCGAAAAAGAGATCGCAGCTCGCGGTAACCGACTGAATCCCGGTGATGTACACCGAGGTCGAGACACCGAGCGGGGTGATGTCGAGCGCCGGCCTCGACGCCGAGATGCTGGCGGATCCAACCGCAGCAAAATCGGACCAGTTTACGCCGGCATCATTGCTGTACTGGAACTTGGCTACATCGGATCCCGTTGCCATTGATCAATCCTCGTAGTAGATGTCGAACCTGCAGGCGACTTCGGCCGGCTGCGCCTCGTCACCGTCCGCGACGGTGGCCGCATCGACCGTGTGTCCGTTCCAAATCACCGCATGGAAATCGTGGCTGTCGTAGGTTCCGGCAACCGCAAGCGCGCGAATGACCGAAACGAACGCAAGCGCCGCGTTCGTGGTCGATGCCACAATGCGTACCTCGACCGCGACGGACTTGAGGCCACTGGCACCGATGCACAGTTCCTGCGGAGCGTCGAGCTCGTAGGTGCACGCGGGAAGCGCCGCGTCCTGCAGCCGGTATCCGTGCGTGACATTGCCATCTGCGATGCCGGCGGTCGCCAGCGTCGTTCCGGTGAGCAGCATCGCGCGCACGGCCGTTTCAATCGTCGCCATCAGTTCACCTCCGTGCAGGTGATGACGGCGACGCGGTCGGCCTCGTCAAGATTCTGAATCGCGTTGATGCGGAGCGTGCGGTTGCGGACGGCAAGCCGGCAGACCTCGGTGAGCCCGACCTGCTGCACCGCGGCCCAGCGCGCTCGGATCTCGACGGATCGCACGACGGCGATTCCATCGGCGTAGCCCTGTTCGTTGGCGCTCTGCTCCCGCATGTCGCACCGGAAGGTGCCAAGCGTGTTCCATGTGGTGGAACGCATTCCGAGCCCGTCCACGGTGGTGGACGGCGTGGATGCCGTCGCGGTCCAGCGGAGCAGGCCGCCCGAGATCATCGGATTCGGCTCCCGGTTCCGACCGCGCTCAGGATGTACTCAACCGACAGCGGAACCGTGGTCAGCCCGATGGGTTGGAACGCCTCGGGATTGTTGTACCACGCGCCGACAAGCGCGATGATCGCGTGCGTGACCTCGTTCGGCACGGCGCTGTAGCCGGCGTTGTAGGTCACCGTGATCGCGGTACCTTCGTAGATTGCCGGCGCTTCGAGGAAACGGAGCCGCACCATCGGGCCATCTGTCCGGTCGATCCAGTAGTCGCTCGACGGCATCGTCGTGGTCGCGTTCGAGCTGTTCTGGTAGCTCACGCTGGTGAGGCTGTTGAACGGGTGATCGGGCAGCAGCGTATCCGTCCACGAAGCGAGGTACAGCGTCCGCGCCTGCGGCGACAGCAGCAGCTCGGTGCGACGCTCGACCAGAGCGATGGCAGCCTCGCGCAGGCGCGTGAGGTCGGTGTCATCGTCGCTGTAGTCGATCTTGAGCGCCGACTTGATCGTGGAGAGTGGAACCGTCATTGAAAAGGCCTCGGCGCGTTTCCGCGCCTAGGCCCGGGAGGTGAATGGATCAGGCGTTCGCGTTCGGCGCGTAGATCGCCGCGAAGGCCTCGGGCAGCGTGATGCGCGAGTCGGTGCGCATCCACACATACAGGGTGCTCTGCAGCGAGAGCGAGGAGCTGTACGGATCGAACAGCGACTGCATGCCGGTGCGGTCGAAGATCTCGAAGTAGTCCCAGTGACCGGCGATGAAGAGGGCCGATCCGCGGACATTCGCAGTGGTGGAGGTCTGTGCGGCGGTGCTCGGGAGGTACTCGCTGATGGAGTACGGCACGCCGCAGATCAGGCCGGGAACAGGTCCGGCGAGGGACTGCGGGTTGTTCGGAGCCAGCGACCAGATGAACTCGCTGTTCTGCTTGAGCTTGCGGATGGCGCGCAGGCCGGCGTCCGAGACGAGGCAGCGGTACCGCGGAGAGTTGCGGTACTGCGGACCGGGAGTCATTACGCAGTCGATGACATTGTCGGCGCTGAAGTTGTTGACCGTCTGGTCTTCGGTCAGCGCGATGCCCTGGTTGATGATGTTGTCGGAGTTCGTGGTGGCCCAGGCGGTCGAGGTGCAATCAGCGATGCCCTGGGGCTCGCTGGATCCGCTGCCGATGGTGAACTTCTCATCCTGCAGCTTCGCGAGCGCGAGCGCAAGGCGGTCCGCGACATAGTTCAGACCGCTGCCGACGCCGCCGTTGCCGATGGCGTCGTCAATGAACTCCTGCGACATCTTGGTCGCGGCGACGAACTTGAAGGGCGACACTGAGATCGACTTGTACGCCGGATCGGAGAGCGTGGCATCGGAGGTTTCTCCGACCACATACGCGGTCGGCAGGGTGCTCTCAACGCGAATCGTGCGGTTCGAGTCGATGGTGCTGACCTTGGCGATCTGGCGCAGGACCGAAGACTGGTACAGCCGCTCCACGATGCGGCGCTCCATGTCGGTCGGCACGGGCGCGTTCGTCGTGCTGCCCTTCGTGAGCACGCGGAACTCGGGCGAACCGGTCATGCCGGCGCGGAGCCATCGTGCGGCAAACTCAGGGGACGATTCGTCGGCAACGGTCGCGCCACGCGCGGCGCGCGGCTCAAGGGTCGGGGTCGCCTCCAACTTGGCCAGGCGCGCCTCAAGCGCCTTGTTCTGCGCGAGGAGCTCGGCCGCGGTGAGGTCCGCGTCCATCATCGCGAACTTCTGCTTCTCCTCGCCGCTGCCGCGGTGATCGACGGTCTGCGGGGCGCGGCCGGTGCGGGCCTCGTACGCCGCAAGCGACTTGCGGTACTCGTGGGTGATCTGCTGGATCTCGTTGAGCTCATCCGACATGGTCTGTCATCCTTCTGAAATGGAGTGCGAGCCGCGCGTAGACGGCCTCGGTGTAAGCCGCGCTAACGCCGCGCAGGCTCGAACTGGTCTGGGGATAGGCGGCGTCCTGGACGATGGACACCTCGACAAGCTGGGCTTTCTTCACCAGCCGCTGACTGCGGTCCTTGGACCACGAATCCTCGACAACGAAGAAGCCAAACGACATTTCGCCGCTGAGATCGCCGCGTTCGATCAGCGCGCGGACATCGTTCCCAAGCGTGGTATCGGGCAGCGATGCGGTGAACGCGAGCCCGTTGCGGTCGCTCTTCAGCTGCAGCGTGCCCGAGCGCGTGCGCGCAAGCGGCATCGATGCGTCGTGGTTGTAGTAGAGCTTGACATCCGCGCCGCTCGACAGCGTCTCGTTGAACGCGCCAGGCGCGATCCGCTCGACAAACTTGCGACCGTTCTCCACGATCTCGCGCGAGTCCTGCCCGTACACGGCCGCGTAGCCGGCGAGGGTGCGCCCGTCGATGCTCTGCTCGGCCGCGGTGAAGTCACGCCGTGAAATCATTGACCGCTCCTGCGCTTTCGCTGGTGTCGTTGCCGATGTTGGTTGTGCCGCCGCCGGTGCCCATGTTCAGCGCGATGACGGGCGCGTCGAGGCCGGGAAGCGGCGGAAGGTCCAGCTCTTCGCGGGCCTCGTTGCGTGTGAGGAACCCGGCCTCGACGGCCGTCCGGAGAGAAGCCATCGTTTCGGCCATGCCGGGCCGCACCAGTTCGTCGGTATCGAACGAAACGGCCTCGCCCGTGCCGGCGAGCTTCGCGAGGATCTCGGCGCGCCAGCACTCGAGCCACGGCATCAGGCACGCATCGACATACATGCGCGACAGCCACTCGAGGGTGCCGTACGACGGGCCCACATTCTCGCTGAGGTAGCTGGACGGCACGCCGTAGATGCGCGAGACATCACCGACGCTGTACTGGCGCGCAGCCTGCAGGCCGGCATCGTCAAGCGTCGAGCTGATCCGTTCGATGCGCATGCCCTCGGCAAGCACCAGCGGCTTGCCGGTGTTCGCAGTGCCGCTGTGCTTTGCCTCGTAGTCGGCTGTGATGCGCTGCCGCGCCTCAAGCGAGAGCGGGCCCGGGTGAACAAGCGCGATCTTCGGGTTTCCGGCGTTGCTGTACGCCTTGAGCGCCATCTCTTCCTGCGCGGCCATCAGTTGCAGCGAGGTGCGGCACAGGCTGATCGGGGACTCTCCCCATAGGCCGTTCGTGTTCGGTGCCTTGAGGTGGAATACCTGGTCGGCGGTGAGATCGCCGTACGCGCGCGTCTTGTAGATTGGAGCGCCCGACTGCAGGTCGAGCGACACGCTGTCCGTCTCAAGCAGGATCAGCTCAAGCAGCTCGCCACCGCGCGTGCGGTTGATCGCGGCGAATGCGTTGCCGTAGAGCAGCACCTGCATCGTCATCGCGCGGCGGAACTCGAACGCCGACATGTACCGGCTCGGTGACTTCATCAGCGAATCCACGCCGGATGCCGAAACCTCCAGTTCGATTCGCGCGATGTCCGACGCGATCAGCGTGACGGCGCGGTAAACGGGCGTGTACCGCAGCGCATTGCTCGGGCCAACAAACGGGACCGCGCCACCGCCCGCGTCGAGCAGGGTGGTGCTCCACGGGCCGACGAATAGGCGCTGCAGCATCTGTCGGATCACGGCGGTATCGTTGCCGCGACTAACAGTTAGTGCCCGTCCTAAACTAACAATTGTGGAACTTACACTTCCTGTTCGTAGCAGCTGGCGCGCTTCCCGCCCCAGCAGTGCACCGCGATGATGCCGGCCACCAGCGGGTCGATGATGCAGTTCGTGCGCGACTTGACGGGCCTGATGTTGCCATTGCGGTCCTGCTGGGCCGCGGCCTCGGCGCACGCCCGGCGCATGATCGGATCGTCACCGATGACCAGTTTCCCGCCGGCCCACAGGTTCTGCCACAGCTGGCACCCGGGCCCAAAGGTTGCGATGCCCATGCGGTACGCCGTCATTGGGATACCGTCCGCCTCGCACGCCTCGACCAAATACTTGGAGCCCCATGCGTCGTAGCCGACCGCACGCAGGTCGTACTCGGATCGCAGCCGCTCCAAGGTCGCGCGGACGCTCTCGTAGTCGATCTCGCGGCCCGGCGTGAGGGTGATTCGCCGTTCGGCCGCCCAGGTGCGCACGGGCATTCGGTAATCCAGTTCGCGCTGCGCGACATCGGCGATCGGCCACCAGTAATGCCCTTTCAGCGCGACGCGGCCATCATCAAGCGGCACGGCCAGCACCATCGCGGTCATGTCGAGCGACTTCGACAGGTCGAGCCCGACCCACGCCGGGCGGCCCTGCAGCTTCTCCCAATCGGGCGTTTCGCCGCCCGGCCACAGCTGCATGTCGAGCCACCCGCCGGTGTTCTCATCCGTCCTGGCGCAGTGATAGCGCAGGAACTCCGAGCGCCCGAGCGGGCTCCGCTTCATCGTGTTCCAGCTGCGGCGCAGGCTCACGCGGTCGGGTTGACCGTACTGCATCGCTGGGTTTGCCTTCGGCCACGCTGCCTCATCGTCGGGCGTGTCGGCAGGATCGATGCCGTAGAGCGCCGCGAACACCGAATCGTCATCCACTTCGTTCCGCAGGATGCTCTCGGCGTTCGCCACCAGTTCGCCGTAGATGTTCTCGGGGTTTGCGCCCGGCGTGGTGATGATCAGCCCCAGCGATTCCTTGCGCTTGCTGCCGGTCGTGAGAAGCTTCGTGAGGAAGCGGCCCTTGAACTCCGCGGCCT